GGCAAGATCGCTAGGATCGGGAGGGCTTCCCCCCCCGCTCCCGCCGGTATCGGCGGCCATAAAAAACAAATACCCCATCAAAAATGGAAACAGTTTTTTCATATTCCGGCCTCCTTAAAGCCACGGCGAAACGATGAGCTTCGCGGTGTTGAAGTTCTGATTTGACTCGCCCCCGGCGAGGTACTGCTTTTCAAGGATGGCCCTGGCTGCGGCTTCGTTGGTGGGGTCAACTATCAGGTGGGTGGGGTTGATCCCCAACGGATCCTCGCCGTCCCGCTTGAAGGTCTGCATCTTGAGCCTTGCAGCCTGGTAATTGGCTGCGTCAAGGGTGTCCCTGGACGCGACCGCCTGCTGCCAGAAGCCGTAGCCGAAATTGCCCCTGTAACGGATACCGAAAAGATACTGATCCTTCATGAAGACTATGTCATTCTTGACATCGTTGATCTCGTCCAGCTCCGGCGCTGTGCGCTGCTGGAGGATGAAGGGCTTGAGTATCCCGTCAAGGGAAACGAGATACCAAGGTTTTTCTTCCCCTTCGGGATCCCCTGCGATGTTGGAAACATCGGCAGCTACTCCCGTGCCGTCCGCGTTCGGGTAGACAGGGTGCTCCTCATCGAAGAAGGGCTGGCCGTCGTAGCAGAGGCTGGTAAAGCCTTCCGAAAGGAGCTTGGAGATCATGCGGTTATAAAACTTCACGACCTCGTCGGCCTGCGCCCGGGAGAGGGGCTTGTAGATGCCGAGGTTATCGTCCTCGATGTCGGTGCGCTTAACGCCCAGGGTGGACTCGTAGAGCTTATTTGGCAGCGCGTAGGCGCTTTCCTTGATGTCCTTGACGACGCGGTCGCCAACCCATTCCCTGATGTGGGGGAAGTCCCCGAGCCACCCGTAGGTATTGCTCGCGGTGTTCGAGGTGATGATGGTTGCCACCTGGGTGTATAGGGCATTTGCGATGAGGAACGCGAGCTGGGAAGCGTATTCCCCGCGCACCATAGTGCGGAGGGCCTGGAGAGCTGCTGCGGTGATGATCATTTAGTTGCCTCCTTGAGCTTCTTCCACTCCTCTTCTGAATACCCCATGGACTTGGCCATGGTGATCTCTTCGGAGTTAAGTGAAGCCTGGGATCCTGGAGGAGACCCGGTGGGCGCATGGGTTGTGTCCCCGATAATCGCCGGGCTTGAAGCCATGATCTTTTTGAAGTGATCGAGTCCGGCCTGGGTGGAGCAAAGGGCCACATATTCCGCCTTGCTGGCGGGGGCGATCTTCCCGTCCTTGACAGCCTGGTCGACTGCCGCTTCTCCTTCTGCTTTGAGCTTCGCGGAGTTAAGGGCAGCCAGCTCTTTCTCCGCGGTTTCCGCTCTGGCCTGCATGACTGCCAAATCTGTCCTGGGCGCGTACACCGCAAGGTCTACTGCCGAGGGCTTAGCCTGGGCCGCGTTCAGGCTTGTTTTCATGGCGGAGACTGCGGCCAGCGCTTCCGCTTCGGTAGCGGTCTCGGGCAGGCCGAGGAACGCAAGAATACTCTTCATATTATTTTTCTCCTTCGCCGGCCTGGCCGGCTCCTGGTTATTGAGTGACTTGATGTCGAGGTTTGGGCTGTTTGATAAACTTGCCCGGGCGATAAGGTTAATGACCCCTTCCTCGTCCAGAAACAGGACAGGCGAAATGTACCGGTACTCGAGGCCGGATACCGCAGTCTTCCCTTTTTCTGTCCATTCCACATCGGCCCAAATGGAGCCGTCCTTTTCCGCTTGGACGTTCGTAAACCAGCCGAAGGCAGGGGAAGATCCGCCGACCGGGGCCAAAAGATCAACCGCGTGGTTTTCGTCAATGGAATGGTTTGGGAGATATTCATTGGAATGCTTGGCAACATCCTCCGCGTTCTTTAAAACGTAGAGGCGGCCATCCCTGCCCTTGATGCTCGGGCCTGGCGGGAGGAGCTGTATGCGTTTTGGGGTTTCGCCCTGCTTGTTATCAAGGGGCAAAAAAATGCTGTCATCCATGTTCTGGAGACAGCCTACTGATTTAATGAATGAAAAATGGTTTAACGAAAATTATTAATTTTATATCCCTATCCCCTCAAATCTCTGCTTCTTTTTCGTACAATGGGAATACCACAAGCCTGCGGATTCTTTTTTTCTAGTCCTTCTTGGTCAATTTTAAAATAGCTTATGTCATTATTAATTGGCATTGGATGAGGATATCTACTATCCCTGTGCCAATCAATGTGTTTTGCAATTCCACCACAGACGCAGCCAATCATAAACGGACATGGCATAGAACCGTCAACTTCACACTTGAAACACACGCTTCTTTGATCCTCGCGTAAGGTACTTTTACATTTTGCAACACCGCACTCAAGGTACATTCTCCACTGCTTACCACACTTTTCGCATTCATAGGTCAATGCTCCATGAACCAATATTCCTTTCAAGATTTTTTTTATTTTCATAAGTCTGCCTCCTTAAAATCCAACACCATCTGTTTCTTATTATTCCGCCCTTCTGCCCAGAGCCGATACACCTGAGTAAAAGACATATTATATTCGCGGCAGAGATCCCTGATTTTCTCCTGACTGCCATCGTAACGCTCGTATATTTCCCGGGCGATAATGTCCCTAAAAGCCCCGCGTTCCATTGGAATATAAATCTGTAAGCCTCCAAATAAAGTCATTATTTTTTCCAGTATTTTTTCCGCGGTGCCATCTCCAACCGAATCAGCTAGGACTCCCCAGAGTTCTTTTGTTGTGTCACCTGTGGTTTTATTTACCGGGATATAAATGAGCTGACCTCCAAAATAGCGGCACACAGCCCGTAGGGCTTTAATGACAACGGACTTTTCCACCAATGGGGTACATGCTTCGAGCATATCGGCAATTATGGTCCTTCCTTCATAAGCTCCGGTCATGCTTCTGCTACTCCTTGAGGCACGCCGTTTGGATCATAGCCGGCTTTCACCATCATGGCCCGGAGAGCGAGTATCACTTTTTGAGCGCTTTGCACATTGAGGAAGCGGATATCATCCACCTTTGCCACCCGACGAATAAAGGCATTGAGGGCTTTATCAGTTTTGTAAGTTGCCGCCAGTTCCCACATTCCTTTGATGTATTGGAGCTGTTCCCGGGAGGCTTCCCCGATCTCTTCCTTGCGCAGGGGGAGACGCTTGTAGACCCTAAAACCCGCCCGTCTTATGGCCTTCATTGCATTTTCCAGTTCAAAGATGGTCATATCAGCGCAACTGGTTTTGCCTGAAGCACCCTGGAGAATTGCCCTGTAGGCGTCATCGGAAAGGGCCAATTTGTTCCGCCCGACATGGATTAACTGGATAAGCTTTGATCGTCTGTTTTGCGGGTTTTTTGTAAGTCCGTGACTCATTAAAAACACCCTCAATTATGCGTAGGGTTGTACAACCCTACTGGGCTTACCCTGTGATCGAGGATATTTGTCCATATATGCTTTCCCTGCGAATTTTAGAAAAATCCTAATGTCCAGACATTTTGATTTGGCATAGTTCTCAAACTCTTCAAATTCTGATTTGCTCTCAAAAACCACCATCACCCGTGGACGGGTATTGGTTTTTTCTTCACTATTTTTCATTGTTCCTCCCAAGGATTTTTTTACAAACTATTCACCACGTCCGCATCCACGATTTTTACTTTCATGGAGGCGGCCAAATTCATGGCGCGCCGTGCCCAGTTATTTACTAAAAGTGGATAGGCAACCGAGTAGACCACGTCGTTGCGGGCCTGTCGGAGAAGCTTGCGGCCAAGGGCGGCGCAGGCATCATCCGTGAAGACTTCTTTGCGTTCCTTGTTGAGCCGACTGAACTTTATGTCCAGGTACTGGCCGATTTCCTTGCTGTCCAGAGGCTCCAGTTCGAGTATCTCCATGCGGCGGATGATCTCCCTGGCCTCCCAGTTTTTGGATTCGTCCAGTTTGGCCTTCATTTCGATTTGCCCTATTAGGACGATGGCAAGCAATTTTTTAAAACCATCTTCCAGTTCCCAGAACCGCTTGAGGTATTTTAGGGTCTGGATTGAAAGGTCGTGGGCTTCCTCGATCATGAGGATGTGGGAGAAGCCGGAGCGGCTTGAGGCCCAGAGCCGATACACCTGAGAAAAAGACATATTATATTCACGGCAGAGATCCCTGATTTTCTCCTGACTGCCATCGTAACGCTCGTATATTTCCCGGGCGATAATGTCCCTAAAAGCCCCGCGTTCCATTGGGATATAAATCTGCAAACCTCCAAATAAAGTCATTATTTTTTCCAGTATTTTTTCTGCGGCGCCATCCCCTACCGAATCGGCGAGGACTCCCCAAAGTTCTTTTGTTGTGTCACCTGTGGTTTTGTTTGCCGGTATATAGATGAGCTGGCCTCCGAAATAGCGGCAGACAGCCCGCAGGGCTGAAATAGCAATTGGTTTTTCCACCAGAGGTGTACATGCTTCTACCATGTCAGCAATGATGGTTCTTCCATCATAGGCTTTTTCAGTCATGCGTTTTTTATTTCTCCTTGAGGTAATCCATTTGGATCATATCCGGCTTTCACCACCATAGCCCTGAGAGCGAGTATTACTTTCTGAGCTCCCTGCACATCAAGGAAACGGATGTCATCCACCTTCGCCACCCGGCGGATAAAGGCATTAAGGGCTTTTTCGGTTTTGTAAATAGCCGCCAGTTCCCACATGCCTTTGATGTATTCAAGCTGATCCCGAGTGGCTTTCCCGATCTCTTCCTTACGCAAAGGAAGGTGTTTACAGAAAGTAAACCCCGCCCGTTTAATGGCTTTCATAACCTTTTCCAGTTCCGGGATAGTCATATCGGCACAGCTATTTTTACCCGAAGCGCCCAAAAGTATTGCCCTGTAGGCATCATCGGAGAGAGCCAAATTGTTCTTTCCAACGTGGATCAACTGGATGAGCTTTTGCCGCTTATTTTGCGGGTTTTTCATAGACCCGGACTGCATTAAAATCTCCTCATAGAGGCCTTGCCCTGCCTTGGGCAGGGGGGTATCCCTCATTTTTCGATAATTCTTTCAAGCTCTGCTTTTTGCGCCGTTGTAAGGCTATGCCGCCTCATCTCTGCTCCGATGGCGTCAACCGCAAGTTGCTCCACTGTTTTGCTGCCCTTTAACATTGCATACCCTTCAACCTCGCGCCAATTTTTTAGCTGAACAACATATGCCTTTTCGCCAATGTCTATTTCGGCTTTAGATAGAAATATTTCGTTAAGCCGGATTTTCGCCAAGGCTGCCGGGGTAATGCACCTAAGAGCAGCTTCTTTCTTTAGCAAAGACAGCGTTTTCTCTGTAATCGTAACCTTGATTTGCTTATTCATGAGCATCTTCCTTCCATTCCTCAACGGATTTATGATGCATACATTCTTCGCAATGGACGCAAATATCACCTGGAAACCAAGGATAATTTTCTAAAAGCAAATCAACGGCTTCCTCAACAAATACTCTTATGGGGCGCCCGTCTTTTGTTTTTTTGAGGTGTTCTTTTACTCTCTCAATGAGTTCATCAGACAAGTAAATATCCATTATTCCCCTCCCAAGGATTTTTTTACAAAAAATTCACCACGTCCGC